AGTAATCTTAATTAAGGAGGGATTATGGCAGACACAGTAACAGGACCAACTATCTTACAACAAAACGATAAGAGAGTTGTTATTAAAATAGTAAACGAATCAGACGGAACGGGCAGCACTACAGTTTTTGGAGATGTCTCTGCATTAGACGCTAGAGAAGATGGAACTGCAGTAGCTCATTTAGGACTACTTAGAGTTTGGTATTCATGTCAAGGTGGCGATGGAGGAGACTCTTTTGCAAGACTAGATGAAGAAGACTCTGATGGAGATATTCCTATTATTGGATTAACAGGCGCAGGATATTGGGACTTTAGAGAATTTGGTGGAATACCAGCAGACAAATCTAGTAACAGTAACCAGAGTGATGTTAACTTTGTTGTACCAGGTGCCGCTGATTCTGGTAACATGTATACGGTTATAGCAGAATTTCAAAAAATTTATTAGGAGTAACGAATGGCCAATACAACTTCCGGCACAGTTACTTTTGACAAAGGCTTTGCAGTTGATGATATCATTGCAGAGGCGTATGAAAGAATTGGTTCTCAAGTAACTTCTGGATATCAATTAAGATCAGCAAGAAGATCTCTCAATATTCTTTTTCAAGAATGGGGTAACAGAGGCTTGCATTATTGGGAAGTGGGTGACACCAATATTGATCTTATTGAAGGCCAAGTAGAATACACTTTTTTTAGATCTACCGATGATGGCACATCTTCAGTGACTGTCGGTGGTACAAGTGGGTCAAACACTTATGGTGTTGCGGATGTATTGGAGGCAACTTTTAGACAGAATAGAACTCAAACTACTCAATCAGACTCAGCGATGACAAAGATTGACAGATCTACATATTCTAGTTTGTCAGGAAAATTATCTAAAGGAACTCCCTCTCAATACTTTGTTCAACGATTTATAGATAAAACAACTGTCACAGTATATCCCGCACCAGACTCTACAGCTGCATCAAAAGACATGCACATCTTTTTTGTAAAAAGAATACAAGATGCGGACTCGACTTATACTGATGCAACAGATGTGCCCTATAGATTTGTTCCATGTATGGTTTCAGGTTTGGCTTTTTATCTAGCGCAAAAATATGCACCAGATAGAATACAAGCTATGAAACTATATTATGAAGATGAGTTAGCTAGAGCTTTAGCTGAAGATGGATCTTCATCTAGCACAATAATAACACCTAAAACTTATTACCCAGGAGCATAATGGCATTTGCAAGAGGAAAAAAATCATTAGCAATATCTGACAGATCAGGCATGGCATTTCCATATGAAGAAATGGTAAAAGAGTGGAATGGTCATCTTGTTCATAAATCAGAGTACGAAGCAAAACACCCTCAGTTAGAGCTAAGATCTAGATCAGGCGATGCACAGGGACTAAGAGATGTTAGACCAGATAGAACTGAAAATGAAGTATTAATAGTTTTAATACCTAATCCTTTTGAAACTATATCTGCTAGTTCTGGTATAATTAATGTATCTGAACAGGGACATGGAAGATCAACTGGGGATACAGTTAGATTTAGAGGTCCAATATTTACAACATCTGATTCAGATGGTTTTCAAAATCCAAATAATTTTGATGGTATTACAGGATCAAACATTGCAAAATCTGCAGGGTATTCTATTACTGTTGGTAAAAGAGACTCTAGCGGAACTATAACTAACACAGAAAATTTCTACCACTTTACTGTTGATACAGATACTGCTACAACAGGTGGTATATCAGGAGGAGGCAATAGTTGTTCGGCTGGTCCAGCAACATTGACAGCATAATATGGCAGGATTAAGCGCATCAGGA